TATCGTTGTTGTCAATATACAGCATCTTGGAGTAGATGTCTACAAGGATACCGTGGCAGTCTGAAAGTATGTCCTCTAAGTTGGACTTGTCAGGAAGCAGGGCATCCATACAAAGCACTTGGAAGTTAAGCTGGAATACCCCGTCTCTTGGTACTGTGGTTAGTCCAGGAACGATGTATATTGTGGGTGGGTCCAACTCAGGTAGATCGTCTACATCAGTGAGGAACCCATAGATGACTTGCCTGACCATCTTGTGGGATGCACAGGTATCAGCCAATCTATCTTTAATTTGTAGTTGAGTTGTTACCATGTATGTAAATATGAAATCTAATTTTTTTTCTAACGGGTGAGTCTTTGCCTTTCTAACTGAAGTCTTTCTGCCTCAGCCTTATCCGTAAGGTAAGCGAGGATTGTTAAGTTGTGCAACCAGTGTTGGCGGAATGCAGCATCTAGTTCGTTGGTGTTCTCACCGCAGATACGCCAAGCAACTGCGAACCAGTTCCAGCCACTCATATCACTCTCGGCTATTCCTCTTTGGAGGTAATCATCTTTATCTTCTCCTTGATCTCCTCCTTCGCTGTCTCCATCCAGTGAACCAAAGATTTGCGGGAATCGTTCAGAAGCTGTTGTGAGAAGTTCAAAAAAAAAGTTACACACCAGTGAGCTGCTGAAGCTGGGAGCTGTTTGATTTGCTTGTGTCTGAGGTCGCACTTCACAGGGTCATAGAGTTCGATCTCGTAATCCACTGATTCTAATACCTTAAGACCTCTTCGTTCCGCACCACGCTTAATTAGTTCGTTTGCCATCTTAATCTTCCAAGAAGCCATGCCCTTAAATTGGGTGATGGGTCTGTACATGAGGGCAACCACGTCTACTAAGTTTTTGTGCATATCCTTAGCGTAGTCCAAGAGATCTACGAACTCACCGTATGACAGGGTTTCCATATCCACCCTACCGTAAGCAACCCCATCTATGAAAAAAAATCTGTCAACAGCAATGGCCTCAGGTGGTGTGATGTTACCGATTTGTATCTCTTCGGTTTCTTTAACTGTTAGCTCGCTTCTTTTCTTACCTGTTAGAATCTCTACCACCTCAATGGGTTTGGGATCATCTCCCAACTGTAAAAGCTTTTGGTACTGACCCACACTGAGGTCTTCGAAGTTATAAGTCATAGATTTTATAAAGTGTAAAATAAAAACACTACAAAGTGTAAAGTGTTTATTCTTATACTATGTATCTTTTTTAGATTTCATTTTTTTTAGTCGCCGGGGGTCTGTATATTAGCACTATAATTAACAGATAAACAGTTATGCAAGTACAAATGATGTTAAAAGAGCCATTGGTCAAAGCACTTAAGGGCGAAGTTAAACAATGTAAAAAGCTTAAGCAACGTAGACTTTGGGTCAATTGGCTTTACAACGACAGCCGTCTTAATTTCTTCGATACTCAAAAGCAGTATGTTGAACAAGGTAAAAACACTTACATTCAACAGGGTTATAACTTGGTAGAATCTAAGTCCCGTCCCGAATCAGCCCGTATGATTGGTGCTAAGGCGGTACTTATGCACGTCTTCCGCAGTACTAATTATTCTGCGTATGTTCCCGATGATCCACTTGGGGCTTTATGGGGTGGTTACATTAACAGTAAAAATGAATTCTGTATTTACGAAATTATTATCTAATTATGAGCAATAAAGATTTAGAAATTTTGGGTAGCTTTTTCTTCCCTAAACAAACCCGTAAAATTAAGCGCGTGGTTAAAAAGGCTAAACAAGTTGAGGATGTATTAGTTAGCCGCGTAGAGAATTTACAAAAATGGGCAAACAAAAAGTAATATGACAATTATATTCGCGGTTATAGCCGCCATTGTATTCTACCTGTTATCATGATTAAGACAATATCATATGAGGACTTTGAAAGGGCAAGGCAGATGTATGGTCTGCCCAAGCACTTTCCCTCGGATTGGTCTGTGCATCGTACCGTCTACCAGATTTGGGTTAACCACGGGCAGAACTTTGACACACTACTAATTGTGTACCCCGACGGAGGTTATTGTCGGTACCCAGTTCTAAAAAAGGAAACCCATGTGTTCTGTGAATCCAGACCGCACAAGGTTATAGAGTTGTTGTCTAAGATCCAGATAACCACGTCCCGTGTTGGGGAGACTGCAACACAGTCTGTTTCGGACCGAAGACCTGAGCGTCAGCAACCTTAACCTCGCCCTTTTGGATTTTGGCTAACATTTCTTCTGGTGTTAGTCCTTGGTCTTTAATGTAGTTAAGCACTGTGTTCTGCTGTGCTTTCTTTTGGGCGTTCCTAGCCCTGACTTTCTTACGGTGTGCTTTTCTATTCTTTCCCATTAATATCTTGTCATTGTGGGCACTGCAATTACAGGACCCGATCTGTGTTTACTAAGTGCGTAACGTAGTGCATCAAGTAAGTGGTTGTGGTCATCCAGTGGTTTGTCCGTGCCTTCCTTGTAAGAGTAAAACTGGTATTCCTCTATAAGGTTCTTAGACTCTGGGTCTACGTGTACCTCGAACTCCCTGACTTTATTGATACCCGCCCTAATCGAATCTGGACCTTTAGTTGCCGGTCTTATGTTTCTGTACCCTAATCGTTTTAGTTCCTCTATACTTTTAGGCTCCGCCGAATCTGCGTATATCGTTGCTGTCTTTGGTACACCCTTATCCTCGAGGATATCTGCTAAGTCCGTGTTAGTTAACCCCGAGGCGTAGACTAACTCCCGGATCCAAAGTCGTTTACCCCTCTTGCGTACCTCGATAACAGCACAGGGATCTGTGGCAAACCCAAAGTCAATGGCGTATATTGTTTCGCATTCTGGGTCAGGTGCCCAATCGAATTTCCAGTTACGGTAGATCTGTCCGGCACCAATGTCAGACCATTGTCCTAAGATGTGGTGGGCATAATACTCTGGGTCATCACCTTTAGCACGTTCCCATTCGTCCATCTTTTTAGGGTCTAGGTTGTCGTAGTTATCGTGGTAGGTCGTGTGGATGAATCCGTGGTCCATACCCCATTTTGGGTGTGGCTGTCCGTCAGGGGTATAAAACCTACGGAATATCCAGTGTGTTTTAGAAGTTGGGTTAAACAGCAAAAAGATCTTACGTTCGATTCCTTTGGTACGGAAGGAGTCAATAAGTTTTATGTACTCCTGTTCGCTGGGAAGTTCGGTTGCCTCGTCTACCAATAAATGGGATACCCGAGCCAAACCTTTTCCGCGGGCTGTCATGGTTCCTTCTTGGAGTTTCATGGAGTGGGTAATGATCATGTTGTCGTTACGGGTGTTCTTAATCTCGTCTCCCTTAATTTCTAAGAACTGTGTTAAACCCCAGTCTGTAATAATGTCTACAATATCTCGGTAGATCGAAGTGGTTAAGGCACGTTGGGTATACCTTGCGATCACACCTCTAAAGTATTCGTCTCCCATTAACTTCATGACAAAGTAAGCAGCTATGTTAGTGGACTTACCACTTGCACGACCTCCTGAGATAATCCAATAAGTCTTATCCTCGTAGAAGACCGGGGCGTAGGCATCTAAGAACTTAAACTGTTTACTCATCGTTTTCGTAATACTATTGCTGTCTGGTAAGTGGGCAGAGCAACCTCTGGGAATTTCTTAGGATATGTTAGCATGTGCAGGGTTGGTGGCCAGTGCTTGTGAATGTAAGATCCAAAGTACTCCATGTCCGAGTTGTTAGCTAAAACTTCATCGGTAACCATTTTGTGGAGCAGATAAGGTTGCTTATTCCTTGTCATGTCTTTGATAATTGTAATGAAATAGCCTCCTGGTTTCAAATACTCCAAAGACTGGGAGTACATTGTGTTAACAAGATTCCAAAATTCTTCGCCCCTTTTCTTTCCTATGTTATCCTCGTGGTTATAGTCGAAGTTTTCGTTTCGGTGGTATTCTCTTTTGCCTCCATTGTCGTTCCAAGAAACTCTTTCGGGAGAATCAGAAGATACTGAACCAAGAGTTGGGTATGGGGTACCATTTAGGATGAGGGAAAGAGAACCTTTCTGGATTCCCCATTGGTCTAAGTACTCACCAATGTGTTTAGCATCTCCCTGACGAAACAAGTACTTTCCAGATGCATGTGACTTCTGAGCATTTATATTGTTTTGTGCAATGTGTGGGTATTCTAACTCTACTCCAATAGCATTGCGGTCATTGTTAATTGCTTCTATGATTGCTGTGCCCGTCCCTACAGTAGGATCTAAAACCCAATCACCGGGTTCGGTAAAGTTGTGTATTGCCCAACGATATCCCTGAAAGTGTCCAGCATCTAAATGCTTATCCTCGGGGTTAGGCTTTGGGAAATAAGTCTCTTTGGCTTTAGCGTGGTAAAATAATTTTCCATCCTTAATGTCACCCAAGAAGTTGTCCCTACAGTACGAACAAGTACAATGATAGTCGGCCGGGATTTCCGAAGTGTGTTTTAGAATTTCGGTTGGGGTAACTTTAGTAATCGACTTATTCATCTTTGTTATTTTTAGGCATTACAATGTTAATTGGGTTGAAGTCTTGTCCGTCCTTGCCCGTTATTTCCTTGCGGGAAACTTGTGGTACAAATCTTGTGCTTATTTCTATCCAGTATTTAAGAAATTCTGCGGGAGATTTATCATAGACTTTTTGGAGTGCATCTTGAAGCTTATCCTCGTGC